AAAAACAACGTTTCGATGAATTCTTTAAATCATATGGTTGGAAATTAGTTTGATATTGAAAGGAGGTTTTTTTATGCTTCCAGATTTTAACATCTTACGCGAGTATGGTCTTGCAATATTTTTAGTACTAGTTATAGTTGGTCTTTTTACTTATTTATTAAAGACAATAATTAAACAGTGGACGGAACAGTCACTAACTTTTACCTCAATAATTCAGAATCATTTAACACATTCTACTCAGGCAATGAATGATACTTGTAAGATTTTGACAGACATGAAGGGACAGTTGAATAACGCTGAAGAAGCGCATCGAAGAGAGAGAACTGAACATGAAGATATTCTCAGGGAAGTGAAATCAAAATGAAGGGAATCTATTTAATTTCTAATCAAGGAACTTTGATAATTGAAGGCAAGAAAACTCTAATAGTCAAGAAAAAGAAGATACCTGAAGACTATTTGGATAAGGAAGTTTATCTTTGTCAAGATGATTTAGTTCTCGGCATTATAAAATTAAGCAATGAAAAAACTATTACTCTTAAAGAGTTTGAAGAGTTGAAAGACAAGCATTTGATTTCTGAAGAGGATAGGAAATCCTGGTGGAAAGACGCAGAAAGTTTATATGCTTACGATGTGAAGATAGTAGAAAAATTTGAAAAGCTCAAGAAATTCGAACATGAACAAGGTGTTCAAAACTACATTCAAGAAGTGAAATTTAAAAAAGAAATCACTACAACAGATGATATCGATCATTTGGAAGTCTTATATGATGCCGAGAAACTTCATTTAGAGGAGTTTAAAGCTACAGGAATTGATGGTGATCTCAAACATCCTAAAACTAAATACAAGCAACTCCTAGCGGATTTGCGTTATTTAGAGAATGGAGGTTATCCCAAACTCAAGGCAAATGAAAAATGGGGAGATTGGGATTTAAAAACATTACTGGAATATTTTGCCAAAGTCATTGACGCTCTTAGATCTATTTACATGCCGTTGATGCCTAAAGACGACAAGAATTCTTTTTGGAACTGTTATCGTGAGGCAGAACAATATATGAAATCAAAGCCACCGAAAGAAGAAGAAGTTGCTGAGTGGGACAAAAAACGCGAGAAGTTAATCAAATCAATTTCAGATGGTCAGTACGTGGTCTGTGAAGATTGTGATGTTGAAATAGATTATCTGGGTACAATAGAATGTGCTATGGGGGCTATCGCATGTCCAAACTGTAAATCAATTATAGACCAATATGGGTCATTACTAAACAAGAGATATGATCCGATAGCCCCCGCTAAATTAGAAAAGTTAACTGATGAAGAGTTGAAAGCAGCACATAAAGAAGCGCATAAAATATGGCAATTATATGAATCAGGCAAATTTAAAGATCTGGAACTTTTAGTCAATAATCATATCTTGATAGTTCAAGAAATGTTGCGTAGAAAGATTAAACATGAAAAAGAAGATAAACTTGATGAAGAGTCATTAGAATTTAATCGGGATTATGATAAAGATGAAAAAGAACTTCTTTTTAAGCATGAGGAGCTTCATTCTTTTGACTTTGCAGAAGAAGATAATTTCTATGATTTCAAATCTGTTTTAGAGAGACATGATGAAATAATTAAGTCTCTGGAAAATTTTGATATTCAGCATAATTCTAAAGAAGATTTCTTGGATGATTATGTCGAATTTATGAAAAGAAGAAGTAATCTCGCTGCAGTTCATCCATCGGGCAAACATAATAAACACAGAGAAGTCATTAAATTAGAAGAAGTACTGCCATATTTCAAAAGTTTTAAGTTGCGTTCGCCTTTTATATATCTGACAGGTGGATTAACTAATAATGAGCAGACTACAAATGATATAGATATTCTTATCAATTGTACTCAAGAAGAACTCGATAAGATCCCTTTATTTCAAATGCTTACCTGGCGATTGATGCGTTCATTGCCCAGACGATATTGGAAGAAAATTCAGTTCTTATCAAATAAATGGCAAGGTCCAATCACAAATAATATACCTATATATGAACTTGCTTGTTTAAGAACTAATTTAGATAATAAAATTTTTCAAATGTCGCATCAAGATAATGACGAAGAATTTATAAAAGCATTGATCAGAACGAAAAATCCGAAATCTGAAAAACAAGCACAAAAAGCGAAAAGAGAAGATAAAGTAACGCTGGGAGAATTTTTCTTGCCTCAAAAACCAATGCGTGGTGCATTTGAAAATCAAAGAATGACGGTAGATAGTTTTTTGTCTCTATTCAAAGAAGAAGATTACCCAATCTATAATAGTTCAAAACGAGATGGTTTTCATAATATTTTAATCAAAGATAAAGATAAAGTTACAATTTTTTCGGAAGATGGTAGTGAGACAACCAAGCGTTTTCCAACTTTAGTTAAAGAGATTTCAAAACTAAACATTAATCAATGCGTTTTGCTGGCAGAAATAGAGATGTGGATAGAAAAAATTCATCAACCACGCGAAGTAGTATCAGGTTATGCGCATTTGAAATCAGAACCTGATGACAGTTCAATTGTTGCCAGCGTTTATGATTGCGTTTTTTATAACAAAGATGTTCATGATCTTAGTTTTGAATTGCGTAAACAACTTTTAGACAAGTTAAATTTTAGGCAATCTACAAATGGCATACCTAATGTAGATATTAAGTTGAATAAGATCCCGCACTATCGCTGCAAGAACAAAGAAGAACTGAGAAGAACTACTGAAAAACTTCGTAATATCGAATCTTCAGAAGGTGTTGTTGCTTCAATGGCTAAAGCAACTTATAATCTTGCGGGAAAACGATCGGGAAGTTTGAAGTTTCATAATAATGCTGCGATCAGTGTTGTGGTATTAGATAAACAAAAAACGAAAATTCCGGGGACATCGAACTACTATTATGGCGTCGAAATCGAGAAAGAGAAAGTTGATCGCAATAGAGTTAAGAAGATTGGTTCAAATAATTATCTATTGCTGGGAAAAACTTTTTCAACAACTGCAAGCATGAAGACAGGTGATAAATTCATTTTAGAATTTGAAACTTTGAATGTTGAATATCATGAAAAGACAGATGAACTTAAACTTACTTGTTGGGTGCCACGATTTATCCAAGAAACAAATGAAGCAGTTGATACTATAAAATCAACAATCACCGCAGCGAAAAAAGAAAATCATGTTTTGCAAGAAAAAGATGTGCTTGAGACAGGTGAGATTATATATAAGAGTGTTGAGTTTGAGAAACAAGATCCTTATGAAATAATTCCAGAGGAAGAAGATGCACCATATAAGTATACTGTTCAACACCATGCACGCGGGAAGACAATTCACTCGGATTTAAGAATTGAAAGTAAAGATAAGAAATTTTTAATCGGCTGGACGATTATGGATCTTATAGAAGGAAAAATAAAAGATCCAATTTTAACAATGAAGGATGCAGCAAAAGCAAACTCTGAAGACAACTTTAAAATTGAATGGAATAAAAAACCTGTAAAAGTAAAGATGCGCAGAACAGCTGCAGGAAATATTGTTCCGGCAGAAATACGTTCGGCAACCAAAGCCGCTGAGCCATCGGCTTGGCTAGATGTAACTGGTGTAACTAAACCCGGTGAAGTCGGTGCAACAAAAGATTTTCCGGGTGTATTTACAATGATCGATAAAGGAACTGTTGAGTATTTGGCCCAAAAACCGTATTTTAAGGAGTTGTGGTTTAGTAATCAAGGTAAACTTCAGGGACGCTGGATCTTTCGTCAGATTTCAGAATATAGACGAGAAGAAAAAACTAAAGGAATATTGCCAGCATCTTTACCGCCTGAACGACCCGAAACGTCAGGTTTCTTTTGGGTATTAATTCAGCCTATTGATCAGGTTCCTTACGTCCTTGGGGCTAGAGCCATAGAAAAAAACTGGGTGCCACCAGTTCGTTATTCAGCATTGCCACAAAAACTCAAGAAGAAAGTTTCTTCGGAGTTTCAATATTGGAAAGCCGCAAAAGAATCAGATCGCATCAGAATCAGAAACAGTTATGTCGAGTGGTTAAAAGAAAATAAGCAATATGATGAACTTAAGAAATGCGGTGCAATTGATATATCTGAAGGGCAACGACCAAGAATAGATGAAGTAATGATTTTGAGCAGCTATCTGAGTTGTGAAATAAAAGATATATTCCCGAAAATAATTTCAATCCCAAGAGTTAGAGCTGGAAATTATTTTGACTCATTGGTAGAAAATACAAAGAATTGTACTTTGGTCGAGATACGAAATTTTGCAAGTTGTGAGATACCTCCTATATATGAAGAAATACAGCTAAAGAAAAATTTGGTCAAACCCTTTTTGATTGAGGGATTTTATTTCTTTCATGATGAAGAAAAGCAAACGCCATTCATAGTTCAGGTTGCACCTGTTTGGGGTGGATTTATCATAAAGATAATCTCCCGTACAAGAGATAAGGATTTCAATCTGGAATTATCAAAAAAGATTGAACAGTATGCTAAAGATAATAACATGTTGAAGGGGGAAAAATTTACGATTTCGGGAGAATTTATAGATGCACATAATTTGACTTGGGAAGATCTTAAATTAAGTACAACTATAAAAGAAAGACTTAAACATCTAGACTACTTAATCCAAAATAATGAAGATGGTTTAGCATCGCGTGGTCTTTTATTTCTCGGTCCGCCTGGTTGTGGTAAAACACTAACTGGCAAAATTTTATCCAACTCAAAACCCACTTTCATTTGGATTACATCAAAAGATTTTGCATATACAAGTGTTATAGGAGCAGTTACTACTGCTTTTAGTTTAGCAAGAGAATTAAGTCCAACAATTATATTTGCAGAAGATATTGATTCTTACATCAGTAGGGAAGTGGTAGATGTATTGAAAACAGAACTTGATGGGCTTCAACTCAATAAAGGGGTATTTACGGTATTAACATCAAATTTCCCTGAGAAGTTACCAGAAGCATTAATTGATAGGCCTGGCCGTTTTCATGATGTGTTATATTTCAGTTTGCCAAATGAAGAAGTCAGAAACGAAATGTTTTCACATTTCTTGAAAAATGAAGAATATGATCCAGAAATTTTAGAAGTTTTAGTTAGAAAAACAAATGGATTCTCGGGTGCTCATATAAAAGAAATCTGCGATTTTGCAAAGATAATCAAAAAAGAAGATAATGTTTCTTTAGCAAAAGCATTAATGACTTCTTTGGATAAAGTTATAGAACAAAGAAAATTAATTGCAAGTTTCAAAAATAATCATGAAAATCAATTTAATAGATTTATTACTGAAGATGAACTTATGAGTAAAGCAATTGGTACTTTTAAATTTGTTCTTCAGCATCATTGGTTCAAACGTTGGAATTGGAAAGAAGATAAGCCCGTCATAGTTGTGAGATCTGGGGCTAGTGAAGAGCACTGGGATCTTCGCATAGATACCGGTGAAACATCAATTATGCATTGGGTATTAGATAATGATCCGCGTGAAGTTGCAAGCACAACTGCTTTATACAAACCTTGTAATGATAAGTCTTCTATGGATAAAGGTAAGCCAAATGAGAATAAAGATTATTTGAAGCCCGGTACTTCAGAATGGAACCCTACTAAAGATACAAGGGCTTGGCTCGATCTTGAAGATTCTGGTGAAGCAATAATAACTATTGACAAACCTATGTTCAAGAGAGTAGAATTAAGAGGCAAAACATTAAAAGGACTTTTTACTTTAGAACGTGAGGATGAAAAATCTGATTTTTGGATTTTGTCTAAAGCAAAATTACCTGAAACAAAGAAAACTGAGGAGGTGACGAAAAAATAATGTCTAAAGTAGCAATACCATTTGAAATTGAATTAGATCTTTTGAAAACAAAAGAAGAAAATGGCGTTTGGTATGTTGAAGGTTTTTGTGCGTCTACTGAGATAGATCTGCAAGGGGACATAATTACTGAAAATGCTTTCAAAAAATCAGAACAAGATCTTATTGAGAACTCAACTGTACTCTGGAATCACGACGTGAATCAAGTGATTGGCAAAGTTGCTGAAACAGAAGCTCGAAAAGAAGGTCTTTGGGTAAAGGTCTTGATCAGTAAAACAGTGCCTGAGATATGGCAGCGCATAAAAGAGGGAGTCGTAAATAAGTTTAGTATTCGGGGTAAAATTATAGATGCGGTGAGAAAATTTGTGAAAGAAGTGAACAAAGTCGCAAATGTTATCAATGAAATGTATTTAGTTGAAGCATCTTTAGTATCACTGCCAGCGAATCCTGCAGCTAAAACATTGCGTTGGTACATTGAAAAATCTTTAAATGATTATTTTGCGAAGGGAGGTGAAATTCCTGAGATTCGCAACAACATTGCGAAAGGAGAATCTATGGTAGAAATTCTTGACATGTTAACAAAGATGAGTGAAAGATTGATTGCAGATGAAGATAAAGCTATTCTCGAAGAGATAAAAGGCAAGATTAAAGAAAAATATCCTTACCCTTATCCTAAAAAGAAAACGGGAGAAGCTTTTAAGCAAGAAGAGATAGATAGTTTGGAGGCAGAACTTGAAAAAGTTAAAAAGCCAAAGAAAGTTGAAGAACTTACAGAGGAAGAAATGAAAGCTGTAGTTGATTTGGCTGATGAAATAAGAAAACAGAAAGCAGATAAGTATCCTTATCCTTATGTGGCTCCTAAAAAGAAATCGGGCGAAACCTACAAGCAAGAAGAAGTAGATGTGCTTGAAGCAGAACTCGAAAAAGCTAAGAAACCGAAGAAGATCGAGGAACTGATAGAAGAAGAAGAAAAAGCAATAGTTGCTTTAGCTGATGAAGTTAGAAAAGTGAAAGGCAAAGAGAAATATCCTTATCCAGTTGATGAGGAAACAAAAAAGACAATAGACGAACTTGAGAAAGCGAAAGCGAAAATTGAAGAAAAAGTAAAGTCTCTCGAAGCTGAAATAAAGGGTTTAAAGGCGGATGCTGAAGTAGAAAAGAGATTTAAGAGTGTGCAACATAATTTCAGTGATAGTGAAGTAATTAAAGTGAAGGCAATACTTAAGAAGTCTGTGCTTGGTGAAACTTTAACAATTGATGAAACTCAAGCGATTGCTAAAATGGCGCCTAGTTCTCTCTTTGTAGGTACGAGCGTTGAATCTATTTTGAAGAATATGAGTTCTGAAGACAGAGAAAATTTAATTAAACTTGGTGGTATCAAAACAAAAGTTAAAAGTTAAAAGGAGGTGAATACTAAATGGATGTTGAATTATTGCAAAGTTATATAGGCGTTGATCTTGCTACGGGAGTTTCATGTGGTCCTGGTACTCTCATTAACATATACTCCGGTTCTGGTTTAGCTGGTGGTTCAATGAAAGGCAAACTTGCTGATGCTTCAGATTCACTTGCAGCTCATGGTTTCGCATTAACAAGTGGCTCAGGAACTAAAGTTGCAGGAATAGCTCAGCGCGTTAGGATAGATCGCGTAGGTAAAGTTTCAAATGTAGATTATATTACAATGACACCGGGACAAACAATATATTTAGGTGAAGACGGCAAATATGAGATTGTTACTACCGGCACTCTTGCTCAGAAAGTGGGTTTTTCTGTTGGTGCTAATGAAGTATTTGTTGATCTTGACATGGAATTAGGTGCTTAAACTTGAAAGGAGGTGAAAAAAGTTATGGGAGATTTAACTCGTGGTTATACAACGACTGACAATATAGAATTAAATGAAGTTCTCTACGGCACAGTATTGCCGATAGTTGAGTTATATAATCAAGAAGAAGTGCTTGATTTGAGAGCTTTGCTTTGTTCAGATCATGACGAGAGTTATATCAAGTTCGATGCGAGTGGTCAATGGAAATTTCAGAAGTTAGGTGAATCTGAAAAACCCGCTTCGCGTAAAAAAGTCTGGGGCAAGATGCAAAAAGATACAGCGAAATATGGTCTTGACATAGGATATACTTTCGATTGGTTGATGAGTGAAGTAGCTAGTTCTGAAGAGATCACTCGTATGGCCAATAAAGCTATCAATAGAGATAGAGCTCTTCAAACAGCAGTGATTCTTGAAGAATGTTTGACAAGCGGTGGATTTTTTAATGGTTCGTTTGGTGCAGATGAAAAAATGACATTACCTCCTACTTATGGAGCGAATACCTTTCTAGCAGCTCATACCCATTATGTAGCTTCTGGTTCTGCAACTATAACTCTAGCGACAATCACAGCGATGAAATTACACATCAAAGAACATGGTTTTAAGGGCAGAATCTGGGGTTTAATGAATGCCGATATGACAAAAAATGTCGAAGATTTAGCCGGTTGGTATGGAGCTAGTGCCGGGACGACTACTCTACCGGGAGTTGTAGTTGATAATGTGGCGATAGAAGGTTTTGCGGGTAAACTCTTGGGTATAGAGTGGAAAGAAACTGAATGGATGCCAACAGATTATTTATTTATTTGTGGTATTCAAGCTGAAGGTGGTGAAAAACCAGCAAGATATATTCAGAAGAAAAATCCTTCTGCGAAAGGATTGATCTTAACACCTGGTAGCTATGATCCAAAGTATCCAATCATAGATGCAGATTATATTCATTGGTTAGAAGCATTGATAGTTCTTAGAGGAGCCGGTGTTGTTTATCAATTAACTACTGGCGCTTATTCAAGTCCGACAATTACTACTAATGTAGTCGAAGCCGATTAGTTTTAAAATAAAATAAAAGATGAAAATGATAAAATTTAATATAGAAAAAGTAATAAGGCAGTCTAAATTTAAAGACTGCCTTATTACTTTATAAAAAAAGAAAGGTGAGAAAAAATGGCTAAAAAGTATAGAATTTTACAGAGTTTCACTTATAAAGGTAGAGATGGAAAAAGTGTTAAAGCAATCACTTTGGGACCCGGCGAAGAGGTTCCGGAGTTGGATTCTAACGAACGTGAACGTTTGCTGAGACTAGAATCTATTTGTGAAGTCAGCGAAAATGGCGAAAATATTAGATATAAAAAGCTTATTGATTTAGATGATGAACAGATAGAAAATTTATTAAAAAAAGATAAACACATTATTATGCTTGAGCTTAGAAGAGCTTCGTATTCAAAAGATACTTTATCTAAAATTTATGCTGTAGCTGATAAGATGACAAGAAAACCCGATAGAACTTTTTTTGAATTTTTAGAACAAAAAATAGCTGGCGAGATTTAGATAGTTTAATAATTTTGATTGATAGAAAGGAAAAACTCCTATGATCCGCATTTTAATCCATACTGATTCACCATGTCTCTATTCTGGTCTTGCCCGTTGTGGTCGAGAACTCGCCAAAAGATTTTTTGAAACTCAAGAAGAAATTGACGATAAGCAAGTTAAAAAATTTGATCTTGCTTATGCTGGTTGGCATCATCAGTCTAAAAGACATAATTATCCCTATTTTATTTATCCTCTTTCTAAAGGAGCAGCCAATGAAGCAAAGGACTTTAAAAATATTCTTGATGATTTTAGACCTGATGTGGTCCTTTCTATAGGTGATATCTGGAATTTTGTAAAAATTACAGAAGTGATTTATAATCACAAAGAGATGAATAAATTAAAATGGATCTTATGGTTAACAGTTGATGGTGAAAATTGGCATGTAGCATGGCAGCACACATTGAATCTTGCGGATGAAGTTTATGTCTTTTCAAAATTTGGCAGCACAGAAGTGAAAAACCTAACTGGTTATGAACCCGAAGTTGTATATCCCGGGGTGGATAAAACGATATTTAGACAGATTAATGTAGATTTCAAAACAAAAAAAACAGAATTACCTTTTAATCTAGAAAATACGTTTTTAATTTTAAATGTTAATCAAAATACCGATAGAAAGAATATTCCTTTAACGCTTGAAAGTTTTGCAGAGTTTGCTAAAGATAAGGATGATACATTCTTACTTCTTGTGACAAATCCTGACGATCCGTATGGATTTGATCTTTGGCAATTTATTGATAAACTCGGTTTAAAAAAGAAGGTAGCGATAACAAAAGAAGCGGGTCCCGTGAAAGGAATGTCAGATGAAAAACTAAATCTTTTATACAATTTATCATCAGTCTATGTTAATACAAGTATTGGTGAAGGTCTTTCACTCCCGATATTAGAGGCCATGGCTGTCGGACTTCCTATTATTGCAACAGACTATGCTGCTGTTTCTGAACTGATAGATAAGGGCGGAGGATTCAAGATTAATATCGCAGCGTATATATGGGGCTTTAGTGGTATTAAAAGGGCCATCGCTTCAAAAAGTGATTTAGTTGAAAAATTGAATATTTTATACAATGATTTCAAGGCTAATAAGAATTTGAGAATCGAGATTGCTAAAAAAAGTAGGGTATTTACTGATCTTTTGTCTTGGGAAAATACAACACAGAAATTCAAAGGAAAGATTGAACTTGCTGTAAAGAAAAAAGATGAGAATTTACCATTTTTAAAAACAAAAGTAAAAGTTAATATCATAAATCCGTTGATGATTATTCCTTCATGGGGAAAAAATTGTGGCATAGCGGAGTATACCAAGACTTTGATTGAAGCTATGTTTAAGCAAAATCAACAGATTACTGTGTTTCCTTCGTATTCTTTTCGAGAGATACCTGAGTTAATTGAAAATATGAAATGTAATTTAGTTCATATTCAACATGAGTTTTCTTTCTTTAGAAGTAAGGCAGAGTTTGGAGAACTTCTACGAAATCTCAGTAAACTTCAAATTAAAGTTATTTTGACAATGCATTCATTGGTATCAAATTTTATTTCATTGAATGATTTGATGTTAGTAAATTGTGATGATATTATAGTGCATAACAAAAAATTTAAAGATACATTAGAAGAACGTCTAAAGGTAATTCCGGTTGTAACTTTTCGAGGTCCATGTAATATTGAAATTATTGAGATGGGATGTGGTAGTTTGTTTCATATTGATGACTCAGAAAAAATTCAAATTAAAAAGAATTTGAATTTAGATGACATGTATCCAATAATAGCATCTTTTGGTTTTCTTAGAGAACAGAAAGGTTATTATGATCTTTTATTAGCTTTAAAAGAACTCAAAAAGGTTTACGGAAAAGTATTTCTTCTTATAGTTGCACCTCCTCATGAATTTGGTAGTAAGGTATATGACGAGATGTTTTATAACTATATAATTAAGCATAATCTAGAAAAAGATGTTTCGATAATAAGAGAATATTTAAGGGAAGATAAGTTGCTTAAAGTTTTGCAGTGTGCAGATATTTTTGTTCTAAACTATATAGACTCGCCCATGGGAGGAGGAATATCTGCTGCTGTAAAAACATTATTTAGAGTTCAGAAACCGATACTGGTGCGGGAAGGCACTGCATTTGAAGATCTTATTAAAGGAGAAGTTTTAAAAATTAGAGGCGGAAATATAAATGTTTTAGTCGATTCAATAAAGACTTTGATAGAAGATAAAGAGTTATGTTCCGCTCTAGTAAAAAATGCGAATGATTTTGTATTGAGAAATAATTGGGAAAATGTGGCTAAAAAACACATAGATCTTTATTATAAATGATGATGAATAAGATTAAAATTGTCATAGGGGCACCAACATATAACTCTATTGAAAGACTACAATCTTTACTTACCTCAATAGAATATTATACGGATTATAATAAAGAAAATTATAAGATTGTAATTTTGGATGATGGAACTCCCGATTTGAATAAAAGAAAAGAACTGGCGGAACTAGCATTGAGATTTAAAGTCGGATTTATTCAACATGAAAAAAATGAAGGAATTCCAAAAAGTTGGAATGATTTGACCAGATTTCATGATGCCGAGCTAGTTATTCTTTTGAATGACGATATTCAAATTGTTAATGCAAATTGGTTAAGAAGTTTTGTTTACTTTATGGATAATAATCCAAAAGTTGGTAGTTTGGGTTTTGCTATAATACATATTGATTCTAATACAAAGTTGCCTGATAAACAGTTTACTCCGCCTTCAGAAGAAGGTCCGCCGAACAGAGTTGGAAGTCCAAATGGCTGCAGTTTCGGCTTTCGAAAAGAACTATGGGAAAAGATTGTCAATCCCGATAAGTCCATAGGTTTTTATGAGGATCTAATCAGTTTTTATGAAGAATTAAATTTTAATTTTGAAATAGCAAAGATGGGATTCCAAGCTTTTCAATTAGTAACACCATTATTAGAACATCATGGAAGTTTGACTTTTAATTTGAATCAAAATTTAGCGATAAGAACGATGGGAACTTATGTTTCAAATGAAGAATATTTGGCTAGAATGAAAGAAAATAAAAGTTTGTGGATTTCGTATGAAGTTCATGAACAATTAGCTTTGAAAGAAAATAAATGTTTTAGAATGGATTATGCAAGGATGATGTTCGCGAAACGATGGGGTTGTAAAGATTGGATAAATAATCCACAATCGGAAGTTCATCATACTCTGGTGGATATTTTACCTAAAATAAAAATTAAATATTTAGATAAGGATTTGAATGAGAAAGAATGTGAGATATGAAAACACTCAAATCAAACGTAAAGTTCATACATTAGAAAAATATGTTACTTAATATAAATTTAAGAGAAGATATCCAAAAATATTTCCCAAATTTTGAATATTTTAATTGTATTGAATCTGTAAGACAAAAACTTGATTTTTCGAGAGCGGATAATCTTACGGGGGTCCAACAAGAAAGTTTTTTATTATACCATATTTTGAAGCAATTTTTTAATAATAGTGGTTCTGTGGGTTTAGATCTCGGATGTGGTCAAGATCCTCATTGGGGCTGTATCGGAATAAATGACTACTGCGGAAATTGCCATAAAATTTATGGTGGAAAATATTCACCCCATATAACTTCTTTAGTCGAGAATATCGATACTATATTCAATGAAAATACATTTAATTTCATAGTAGCTAGCCATATTCTTGAACATGTAAAAGAACCAATTATAACATTTCGCAAATGGGTAAAATTATTAAGAAAAGATGGCATTATAATTTTGCTTTGTCCGGATGCTCGCTATGAAGAGCATAAGTGGGATCCAACTCATGTCAACTTTTTTTCTCCCGATGATTTTGAAAGACAGATTATAAATTCAAATTTAGATTTATTGAAAACCGAAGAATTGGACACATTGAACAATAAGTTTAGTTTCAATTATATTGGCTCGCGAATTTAATAGATATGACAAAAATTGAAAAGTTTAAAAAACATATAAAAAATCATTGTTTAATATGCAAAAAAATTATGTCTTTTTCAAAATCCAAGCGCAAAAGAAAATTCTGTAGCCGAAAATGTTTTTATGAATCACGAAAATATAGAGTTAATACAAAATGCGATTTTTGTAAAAAATCAATTATCAAAAGACTGAACGTTTATAAAAAATTAAAACATCATTTTTGCAATAGAGAGTGTCATTTTAAATTTAGTCTTAAATTCAGAGTCAACTGTGATACTTGTGATAAGATTTTGTATCCACATCCTTATAAAAGAAAGAGAAACAAACATTATTTTTGCAGTCGAAAATGTTTTCATAAATTTACATCAGGGGTTACTATGATAGAAGTTACTTGTTTTTTTTGTAAAAATAAATTTCAAATTCAAAAATATCGTAGAAAAAACCAAGAAAGATTTTTCTGCAGTCGAAAATGTTTCTATAAATTTCTAGCAAAAAATAAAAGTAAAACGATTATCTGTCTTGAATGCAAGAAACAATTTCAAGTTCAAAAATGCATTTTGAAATTAGGAAAAGGTAAGTTTTGTAATAAAGAATGTTTTTCGAATTATCATTATAAAGAATTTCCATGTTTTTTTTGTGGTAAAAAAATACGCAGAAGGAAATCTCGTTTAAAAAGTAAACGCAAGATAGGGAGATTTTGTTCAAGAAAATGTTTTGGAAAATGGGAATCCAAAAATATAGTAGGAAAGAATCATCATAATTACAATAAAAAAGAAAGGAGATGTGCTTTCTGTAAGAAAAAAATATTGGTTCTTAACTTCGCAGTTAAAAAGAACAAAAATTCTTTTTGTGATAGAAAATGCTATGGAAGATGGCAGTCAAAATATCGGGTTGGTAAGAATAGTCCTTGCTGGGTTAATGGTAATTCCTACCAAGAATATCCAGCTGAGTTTAGCGGTTCACTCAAAGAATTTATTCGAAAAAGAGATCAATATAAGTGTCAGAATAAAAGTTGTGGAATTCCACAGATAGAATGTCTCCAAAAGTTACACATACATCATATAGATCATAATCGTAAAAATAATGATTCTATAAATTTAATTGCTTTGTGTCTGAGATGTCATACTAAAGCTAATCGTGATCGTAAATATTGGCAAGCTTATTATGAAAACATTCAAATCGAACGAAAGGTTCATGAATTGGAAAAATACTATTTGGAAAAATTATAGAAATAAAAAAAAGATAAAAAAAAGAAGTTAAGTATGTCTATGAAGATTTTAGCTTTAGTTCATCCAGAATCAGATTATGGAGAAAGTTTTTTAATACAAGGTTTATTTTTAGTTCTTGGTGAAGATAATGTGATAATTTACCCGCAGAAATTATCATATATGGGATTTACAGACAGTTCTTATTTATTACATTCTGAAAAAAAAAGAGGGATGACTTGCCCAACTGGATATATGGTTCCTAGGAAACTACGCATTTACCCTTTTGAGGAAATTTGTGATCTGATGCATGAATTTGATTTCATAGTGTTATCATCACCCAGACATTATCCGGTTCATGCATTGAGATTTATAAAACAAATATATGGTGGTAGAATTCCCAAACCAGTAATTTTTTATGATGCGGAAGATTCCGAAGGCCTACGCATTGACTTAATTGAAGAATTTAAACCCTCCATAATATTCAAACGCGAACTAACACATCCCATTGAAAATGTTTTTCCGTTACCTTTTTCTTCTTGCTTACCATATTTGCCTTTTTGGAATGAAATTAAAAATAAAGAAAAAGTACTCGATGTTTTTGCTCTTTTTGGCAATACCCACCATTTGCGTTCTGAAACTGCGAAGTTTTTACTAGAACAAAATTATCCAAATTCATATGTTGGAATAGATCCTGGCGCATTACCATGGCAAGATGAAAATCGCTTTAAGATTCCGCCACTTAAAGGATATAGAGATTATCTTGAAACTATGGCATCCTCAAAGATAAATATAGTTGTTCGCGGTCATGGCAGAGATACCGTTCGTTACTGGGAAGCTGCGAGTTTTGAAACTTTGATGTTGATAAAAGATCCGGGAATTATAATACCAAATCCTTATATAGACAAAGTGCATTGTGTTTATTTCAATAATATGAAAGATTTGAAAGAAAAGATTGATTATTATTTAACTTATGATGATGAACGTGAAAGAATAGCATCTGCTTGTTTTGAGCATACAATGAAATATCATACAAATTTGCGACGCGCAGAACAGTTCATTGAAATTATCAAAAAAGAATTATAAATATACCATTGGGAATTTTGATGTCCATTGCATAAATTTAAATTAAATTAAATATATGAAAATCAAAACCAAATGCGATTATTGTAAAAAAATAATTTTGAAAAGTAGATATTCTATGCATAAACAAAAGCATCATTTTTGCAATAAGCAATGTATGGGTTTATGGCGTTCAAAATATCATGTGGGTAAATATAATCCATTATGGAACCATGAAAGAAAAAAATGTTATTATTGTGGTAAAACATTTTTTCAAACAAAGTATAGAATTAAGCGTGCTAAACGTCATTTTTGTTGTGATCAATGCCTTAAAAAATATAGGAAAAAAAATTCTGGGAAATACATTATATGTGATTATTGTGGTAAAAGAATATTTAAATTGTCTTATAATATCAAAAATAGTAAGAATCATTTTTGTAATAGCAAATGTATGGGGAAATGGCGAAGTAAGAATTGGGTAGGAGAAAATACCCCTTTTTTTAAAAAAAAGAAAGTAAAATGTGATTGGTGTGGTAAAATAAATTATAAGCATCCGAGACATTTTAAATTAAACAAACATCATTTTTGTAATAGTCAATGTTATGGTAAATGGCGTAGCAAGAACATGATTAGGAAAAATAATCCTAGCTGGAGTTCTGTAAGAGTAAAGTGTACATACTGTAAAACTCAATTTTTTAGGAAGCGATATAAGTTTGCTAAATTTGGACATCATTTTTGTAATGAAATATGTTATAAAAAATGGATTGAAGTGAATGAAAATAAACCAGGTTGGATTGATGGTTCTTCATTTGAACCATATACATCAGAATTTAATAATGAATTAAAAGAATTTATTCGTAAACGAGATAATTACATATGCCAAAACAAAAATTGTGGAATTCCACAACAAGAATGTAGGACTAAATTGGATGTACACCACATAGATTATAACAAAGATAATTGCGACCCAATAAATTTAATTGCTTTATGTCATTTGTGTAACGCAAGAGCTAGTGGTGATCGTGAATATTGGAAACAATATTACCAAAAAATACAAATTGATAGAAAAGTGCACGAATTGGAGAAACTATGAAAAAAATTAATATTTTATTCATTTCACAGTGGTACTGTGCTAATATACAAAGATTTTTAGCAGAAGGCCTAAGGCAATTAGGGCATGATGTTAAATTAGTTGGTCAAGTTGTAAAAGATCATTATAATATCAAATGGCCAGAAGAGGATATCCCTCAGCTATTTTTTGAAGTTCCAAAAAATGATCCCATTGATTTGTCAGCAATAGTTGATAAGTCAACTGCGTTGGGTTTTACTCCCGATATTCTGATCTTAAATGATTGGTGGGACTTTAAAATTGAGAAAACAGAGACAAGGATTCCATTTATACTTATCTCTCATGAAGGTTGGAAATCAAATTTAGAACGTATACATGAATTTAAACCGACTCTGGCGTTTACCGGACAACCTTTTGGAGTTCATGCAGAACCAAGAACAACAATGTATCCCGGTTATGAATGGTTGCCTGGAGCATGCTTACCATCTGTGCATCCGTTACTGAATTATGATAGAGAGTATGATTTTGTATTGTTTGCTATGATGTATGATCCAAGACCAAGAATTTGTGAAGCACTTAAGATGAGAGGTTTAAGAATCAGATATGGTAATGTAGCCATAAACGAATATGCTCTAATGCACAATAAATCATTAACTACAATGAATTGTTCTAATGGACAAGAATATATAAAATGGCGTGTCTTCGAAGCGATGTCTATGGGCTGTTTAGTAATTAGTGATAAGTTTTATCTGATAGAAAAACTCTTCACAGATGAAGTTCATTATTTATCTGTGAAGACAGACAAACTTTCTGATGGAAGAACCGCAGCGAATATAGATGATTTAATTGATAAAATAAACTTATGCAAACACAACAAAGAGATTTTCGAGAGAATAACAAAAAATGCGTTCATAGAAGTCAGAGCGAAACATACATATATGCACAGAGCAAAAATGATCTTAGACAAACTCAATCTTAATGAAAGAATATACTGATATACTTTACGAAAAAGTTAAAGAGTTGAATGCGAAAGTCGTGCTTGAATTGGGTGTTGGAGAAGCGTATTCAACTATGTTTTTGCTTAGAGCAACACAAGAAGTGCAGGGTCATTTATATAGCGTGGATATTCGTTCTATGAAGAGCGGTGTAAATCGCGTAAAAGAAAGTAAATTGGATATGAGTTATTGGACATTCACAAATCAAGATGATCTTGTGTATATTGAATCATGGAATTTACCAATAGATATACTTTATATAGATTCCAGTCATTATCTCACGTATACATTTTTAGAATTAGAAGCATATTCTAAATTTGTTAAGCCCGATGGGATTATATTAATGCATGATACATTACAAAATCCCACCACTAATCAAGAGGGTTGGGATATTATGCCCGCTATTCATAAATTTATGACATTGCATTCTGAATGGATATTCGAAGAACTATTAGGTAATGATCCCGGTAAATGTGGTCTCGGGATGTTAAGCCACCGACAGACTCAAAATGGATGAAGTTGTTTTTCGACATGCACAGAGCTACTCATGGTGGGATGGGCCATCGCGTTACTATTGTATAAACAGAAACATTATTGCGATGTGTCAGGCAAATACAATGAAAGAGTTGCTTCTTGCGCTTTTCTCAAAAGGAATTGGTTTTGATATGGGTGGTCCCGGTTTTACTTTTCCAGATGGTCGAAAAGTTCATGGTTTGAATTTCGATTGGAACCATGCTGCGGATATTCAAGCAGATATTTTGAATTTACCCTTTAAAGATAATTCATTAGATTTTATTACTTCATTTCATGTTTTAGAGCATCTTATTAATATTGAAAGGGCTATTAGTGAATTTATACGAGTTGCGAAATGCAATGGTATCATTTTTTCAGTAATGCCTGATAAAAGATATTTTCTTCATGATAATACAAATCCAAATTTACCGAAAGGAGCGATAGCGCCAAATGAAATGACGCCAGATGAAATGTTATTGATTCTTAAGAAATTCAACAACATAGAAATATTGCTTTTTGATTCCCATAAAAATAATTTTGATTTTGATCTTTTATTAAAGAAGATTTAGAAAGAACTTAATATGTATCCAGATATTAATGCGGAAAAAGATTTTTTACAATTTTTTCATAAACCATATAAAGAAGTAATTGAACCTATGATGAAATATGTACGGCTCGGTTGTAATGAAGATTATATAAAAAGAGAAGCTTTTGCAAAATATCGTCCAACTACAAGAGAAGAATTAGCTAAACTATATGCCTCAGATGAAATGCTCTCTATGTATGCTAGACATATTGGTGATAATTGGTTTTCCGCATTAAGTAACATAAGCGAAGAAGAAAAACGAGTAAGTTATATTTATAAGATGGCTTTTGATCTTTTTTCGAATAGACGAGATATATCAATTCTAGATTATGGCTGTGGTTCATCTCTTTATTCACTTAAACTCTATTTTCAGGGATTTAATAATATAACTATTGCGGACATTTCCCATAGATTTTTTAGATTTCTGCAATTTCTTTGTAAGAAATATCAAATAAAAATGAAATTTTTGCCATTAAGAGATGACAAATCTTTAATTGAGAAATATGATTACATAATTTCTTCGGAGGTTCTCGAACATGTTTTTGAGCCCGAAGAAGTTCTTGTGCATATTATTGAACATATGAAAGATGATGGGTGGCTATTTCTTTCTACTTTTTTTGATGATATGCGTGGACAAGATCCAACCCATCTTGTACAGAATACAAAAAGATATAATAGTCCCGATATTTGGTATAAAATAGTAAGACAAAAAGGCTTAATTGCAAAAATTTTTGATACAAATAATGTAGCCAAAGGTTTTCAGAAGGGATAATTGTGCTTATGAGAATTTGTTTGATAGAGCAGATAGTGAACCAAGAAACCCATCGCCTTTTTTAGGTGATTGATAGTTCATATGTTGTAACAAAAAAAATGAAAGAATACATAGATTCAAAAAGATGAAATTAAGTATTATTCTAACATACAGGCCTTCTTTCTATTCTGGTGGATTATTTTCTGCGGCAACCGCTCAATTTCAAGACGAGAACGGTGTTTGGCGAGATGAAAATGGAAATCCTTGGCAGGGAAGAAATGAACTTGAAACAACGATTAGAGCAATAAATAAAAACTCAGTTTATCGGCATAATATAATTTTAACTATTGATAAAGATATATTTCCTAATAAAAAATGGCTGCAACAATTTGGTAATGTAACTATTTTTAAAAGTGATTTCGAATTAATATCATCGATGAATCCAGTATATAGATCTTCAGCAGCGATTAAACAAGCTCTTTTTTCTCTAACAGATGATGTGTTTGTTTGTCATTATTATATCTCAGATGTAATTTGTGCAAAATACTGGGATAAATATATCGATGACGCGTATAAAATTTATGATGATAGTTGGGTATATGCACCTATGTTTGTTGAACCAAGAAGCCCCGATTCTAGAGGCATAACTTTTCATTGCGGGACTGATGTAGCAAAATCTTTAGCTCAACAACTTGGAACTATTACAACAGAAAAGATATGGAATGATTGGCGTAAACTTTGTTGTCATTCTTTAACTATACCACCATATACTGAAAAAACTTATATTGATGAGAAATATTTTGATGATTGGATTGCGATAGCTAGCCAATATCCAAAACTATATATTGAAGAACACTTCGGATATAGAAATTATGGATATTGGGTAAGTTTATGTGGTAGAAATAAGATTTTTAAAAGAGCATTTGAAACAACAGATATTGGTCCTAGTTTTGATATTTTTATCGATAATAAAATAGCAAATAAAATTATCGTTACACACTCATTTCTTCTTCATGCACATAATGAAGTGAGACTTGATGATATAGAAGTTGATAAAATAGGATGAAAAAGATTTTGATTACTGGTCTAACCGGTTTTGTTGGATCGCATCTCGCAGAATACATTTTAAACTTAAATCAAAATTATGAGATTTATGGTATTACTAGATGGAGATCACCAAAAGAAAATCTCTGTAATATAATTGATAAAGTTAAACTTCTAGAAGGCAATCTTCTAGATTTAAGTTCTGTTATTAGAATTGCTGAAACAGTGTGTCCCAATATAATTTTCCATTTAGCAGCTCAGTCTTATGTTCAATCGAGTTTTACTTCGCCAATTGAAACTTTTGATACAAATATTATTGGAACTGTAAACTTATTAGAAGCGGTAAGATTAACGAAGCAAGATCCAATAGTCCATGTATGTTCATCAAGTGAAGTGTATGGTCAAGTAACTCAAGACGAAGTTCCTATTAAAGAAACTTGTCAGTTTAGACCTGCATCGCCATATGCCGCAAGTAAGTGTGCCGAAGACATGATCGCTTTGCAATATTTTTTATCTTATAATATTAAAACAATTAGAACAAGAGCGTTTACGCATACCGGCCCACGCCGCGGAGATATCTTCGTGATATCATCGTTCGCAAAACAAATCGCAGCAATTGAACTTGGTTTAAACAATGTTTTGAGAGTTGGTAATTTAGATTCTGTAAGAACATTTTGCGATGTTAGAGACATGGCACGTGCTTATTGGATGCTTGTAAATCTCTGTGAGCCAGGTGAAGTCTACAATATAGGTGGTATTGAGACTATGACAATAAAAGAAGCATTGATTAAAATGCTCTCTCTTTCAAAAGAAAAAATACGAGTCGAAGTCGATTCGAAAAAACTGAGAGCATCAGATGTAACACTGCAAATTCCAGATGTTTCTAAATTCAAAAGTATAACATTTTGGGAACCAATCATTCAGATAAATCAGACATTAGATGACCTCTTAAAATACTGGCGAACTGAACTTAAAAAAAATCCTTGGAAGTTTAAGAAAAATGAGAACTGAGTGGACAAAAGAAAAACTTGATGCGTTTAGCGAAGAAATTGCAGAGATATATAAACAAGGTAAGATAAGAGCACCGATACATCTTTGCGGCGATAACGCAACTCAACTCATAAAAATATTTGAGTTAGTTGATGAGGATGATTTTATTTTTAGTACATGGAGAAGCGCATTTCATTGGCTTCTTTCAGGCCGAAGCGAAGAAGAATTGAAGAAACAGATCTTAGAAGGCCATTCAATGCATGTTTATGGTGATCGATTTTTCACTTCTTCGATCGTGGGAGGAATTGCGCCAATAGCAGTGGGTGTTGCATTGGCATTGAAGATGAAAAGGGCAAAAAACAAAGTGTTTTGTTTTATTGGGGATATGGCGGCTGAAACGGGAATAGTTTCTGAATCTATAAAGTATAGCCGTAGACATGATCTTCCCATTATTTTTGTTATAGAAAATAATTTCTTAAGTGTCAAAACGAAAACACAAGATGTTTGGGGACAATTTGATCGAGAAAATTCAACTCGTTATGACTATAAAAGAATTTGGAATCATGCTGGTTGTGGTAAAGACGGCGAGACATCATTCATCTTATTTTGAAAATGTTCAAAAGAAGTGAATATCATAAAGCAATAAGCGAAGAAAACAAAAAGTTGAGTGAAATATCAAATTCGATATTTATAGGCCAACAAGTTGGAGCAGAAGTTGAGGATTTTTATGGAACTCTTAAAGATGTGCCTGCTGAAAGAAGATTGGAGATGCCCGTTACGGAAGAACTCCAGTTGGGTATGAGTCTCGGTCTTGCTCTTGAAAATTATTTACCCATTTCCATATTTCAAAGAATAGATTTCCTTTTGCGGGCAGCGGATCAACTTGTCAATCATTTAGATCTTATAGAAGAATTATCACGGGAGATATTTCGACCTAAAGTTATAATCCGTACAACGGTGGGATCAGTTTCACCCATCGATACGGGTCTTCAGCATTCGAAAGATTTAACTGTGGGTTTCTCAAAATTATTAAGAAATATAAAAGTTATGAAAGTTACAACTCCAAATGAAGTTAAAGAAGCGTATCAATTTGCAAGAGAAGCAGATCGATCTACATTAATTATTGAGATACAAGATCTATATAATGTCTAACATATTCGAAGATAAAAAAGTTCTAGTCACCGGTGGTTCTGGCATGATAGGGTTGCCTCTCGTTAAAATGCTATTAGAACGACAAGCGAATGTTTTTGTCGTTTCTCTCGATAATCTAGCAAGAATACCCAAGGGCGCAGATCTTCAATGTTTAGATTTAAGAAATCTCGATAATTGTTTGCGAGTATGTGAAGGCATAGATTTTGTATTTCACTTAGCGGGTGTGAAAGGCTCTCCCGATATGACAAGAAAAAAACCCGCAAGTTTTTTTGTTCCTACATTAATGTTTAATACAAATATGCTCGAAGCCGCGCGAATATGCGAAGTGAAAAGATTTCTATATACAAGCACTATAGGTGTTTACGCGCCCGCCGAAATTTTTTACGAAGATGATGTTTCAAACACATTTCCATCAGAGAATGATAGATTTGCGGGTTGGGCAAAGCGTATGGCAGAACTTCAAATCGAAGCTTATAAAATACAGTATAATTTAAATAATTTTGTTATAGTTCGACCCGCGAATGTCTACGGTGATTTCGATAATTTTGATTCCGACAATGCAATGGTGATTCCTTCACTTATCAATCGCGCCCATAAAGAAAATCCATTAAAAGTTTGGGGCGATGGTTCCGCGATTAGAGATTTTATTCATGCCGATGATGTAGCAAGGGGCATGTTAATTGTTCTTGAACAGATGCCAGATAAACCAGTCAATCTTGGGAGTGGTGTCGAATATAGCATTAAAGAACTTGTATCTTTGATAATTAACAATTTAGAAGAGAAGCCAAAAATCATATGGGATATTTCGAAGCCATCGGGTGACAGAAAACGTCTTATGGATATATCGCGAGCTAGAGCATTGGGTTTTGAACCGCAAATTTTATTAGAAGAAGGCATAAAAAGAACAATGGCGTGGTATCAAGAACTTGGTCATCTTATTAAAGGTAGATATAATGTTTTTAAGGAAAATCTGTAGATTTTTTAGAACCATTAATTATCCTTCATATATCATCTTTTTTGTAACGAAAAAATGTAATATGAACTGCAAAATGTGTTTCTATATAAATAATATGAAGAAAACAACTAATGAAGAACTTACTGTGTCTGAATATGATAAGATTTCGAAACAAATTAAAGTTCTTAATATTTTGGGTATTTCAGGAGGTGAACCATTTTTACGAGAAGATCTTTCTGAGATAATAAAAGTTTTTTATAAAAATTGTCAACCCATTGTAATTGATTTACCGACTAACGGATTTTTCACAGATGTAATTATTAAACAAACAGAAAATATAATGCCATTCATAAAGAACACTATTTTAGATCTACAACTTTCTCTAGATGGTCCAGAGCATATTCATGATGAAATTAGAGGGTTAAAAGGTAGTTTCGAAAATTTAAAAGAAACATATAAAAATCTATTGCCTTTAAGAAGAAAATATAGAAATTTAAAAATCAAAATTTGTACTGTTTATTCTCATTATAATCAAGAATATATGTTGGATTTTTTTGATATCATCAAAAGAGATTTCAGCGAGATTAATCGTTTAGTTCTTTCTGTTGTTCATGGTAGTGTCAATAACTTAGAAGCTTTTGATTTTGACTGGAATAAGTACTTTCAACTTTGTGAATATGTAGAAGAATATATTGCTTTAAGAAATAATAGAGATTTACATAGTCTTTTTACTCGCACGCTTAGAAAAAAGAAAAATGATTTCTTAAAGACTGTATTAGAAAAACAAGACATGTATAAAAAATGTCAAGCAGGAAGAAAAGTGATCATTATTAATGAAGTTGGAGATGTATTTCCCTGCGAACCTTTATGGTCAAAAGTAGGTAATCTTAGGGAGAACGGATATCGACTCGATAGTATTTTGAATTCTTCTCAAATGAGCAACTTTCAGAGAGAGAAAAATGAAAATAAATGTTCATGTCATTGGGGTCTTCCGATGTCAAATAATATATTGTATTCGCCAAAATATTATTTGCCTATATTGATCAATATACTTAAAGATGTTATTTAAAATATTTAAAAGAATTAAAATATTTAGACTTTATTTCAGAGTTGCGTTCACACAACTAACAATTGAAAAATTTCTTACTATTCTGAGATATTTCTATTTAGTCTATATATGCAAAAAGCATATTCCCTGGGTGGTTGAATTCTCTATTACGTATAGGTGTCAATGCAAATGCTTACATTGTTCTGTGGCGGATTATTTAAATAAAAATAAAACATCTGAAGAATTAACAACAAATCAATGTAAAGATATTTTGAAACAAATTAAGGATATTGGTATTCCCAAAGTTGATTTTTTTGGGGGCGAACCTCTAATCAGAAAAGATATTGTTGAACTATCTAGATTTGGATCGTCAATCGGATTATTCATATCAATTACAACTAATGCTTTAGTTCTTGAACGAGAATTAATCAAAGATTTAAAGAAAGTGAAGGTAAGCTATATAAGTATTAGTCTTGATAGTGTAGAAAAAGAAAAACACGATAGGTTTCGGGGTATTAATGGGATATATCAAAAAGCTACAAATGCTGTAAAATTCTGTTATGAAGAAAGATTACCCTGTCTCATCTCGACATATATAACCAAAAATGATATCTTGGGATTTGGTTCAAGAAATGATAATAGTAATTTAAGAAAAATTATCTCTTTATCAAAAGAAATCAAGGCTTCTGGAATTAGGGTTCTTTTTCCTATCATATCAGGAAAGTGGCTTAAAAACAAAAAAAGAGCACTTGATTTAATAGAGCAAAAACAAGTTTTAGATTCAATAGATTATTCGTTTGTTTTTATAGAAGGTGCTTTTTGTGTAGATAAAGGAATGAAGATCTGTCAATCTCTTACAGGAAAAATGTTTAATATCTCTCCTTATGGCGATGTTCAACTATGTGTTATTTATCCAAAATCATTTGGTAATATCAAAAATAAAAGCTTAAAAGGAATTTTATATAGTATGTATAATCATTTTATCTATTTGAAAAATGAGAGTAGAAGTTGCTGTGATACAGACGGTCTTCTAGTCTAGAAATGAACATCACTTTAATTAGACCGCCATCATATTCTATTGGGTTTATGGGAGCTCAATTAGTTCCATATTTAGGCATCACTTATATAGCTGCTTCAGCAAGAAAAGTAGGTCATTCTATTGATATTATCGACATGTGCGGTGAAGATATCGATCGCACAGAAGTTTTTTCTAATAAATATATTTCTTATGGTATGTCAATAGATAGATTAAATAATCGAATTAAAAACAAAGACATCATAGGTTTTACCTGTATGTTTTCTCAAGATTGGCCATTTCATCGCAAACTGATCAGTTATGTTCATTCTTTATTTCCCGATAGTTTATTTGTTGCGGGAGGCGAACATATTACCGCATTGCCCGATTTTTGCCTAGAAGATTGTCCAGAACTCGATATTTGCGTTATAGGAGAAGCAGATAAAGTCTTTGTTGATTTAATTAATGCTTTTGAACTGAATGAAGATTTTTCTGAAGTCTCTTCTCTTGTCTATCATAAGAATGGATTTAATCATACCCAAAGAGCAAATAGAATAGAGAATATAGATGAATTGTCTTATCCAGCATGGGATTTAGTTCCTATTGAAAATTATTTATCTAGAAATTTGAACTATCATGTACAGCGAGGTCGTACAATTCCAATGTTAGCCACAAGAGGTTGTCCATATCAGTGTGAATTTTGTTCAAATTCTAATATGTGGTCAAAACCCTGGATACATAGAAATCCAAAACTGATAGTTGAAGAGATGAAGTTATATATTAAAAAGTATAATGTAAAAAATTTTATATTTTCAGATCTTTCTGCTGTAATTGATAAAAAGAAAATAATTGAATTATGTAATGAAATTATAAATAATAAAATCGATATCACTTTCCAACTCCCAACATTAAGAACTGAAGTATTAGATAAAGAACTGCTAAAATTAATGTATCATGCTGGATGTAGAGAGTTAGATTTCGCTATCGAATCAGCTTCAGATATTGTTTTAAAGAGTATTAATAAACAGAATGACTCGAAGAAAATGACTTTGCTTATAGAAAACGCTTTAGATACTGGGTTTAATCTGAGTGCGAATATTGTTATAGGATTGCCTAAAGAAAATTTTAAAGAGTTTTTAAAAAGTTTTTTTCTAACTATCAAACTATCAGTTATGGGAATGCAAGAACTTAATGTTTTTCCTTTCATTCCATATCCAGGTTCTAAACTTTTTAATGAGTATTTGAAAGTGGAAAAAATTAAATTAAACGATACTTTCTTTTTAAATCTTTTTTCATACGCTGATCTTGGTAAAGCAATATCATTCTCTGAAAATTTTGGACCAAGAACTTTAAATTGTCTAAGGTTAGTAATGCTTTCTTCTTTTTATGGCATAATGTTTTTAACGCACCCACATCGTTTATTTAAGCTAATTAAAAATGCTATTCAGGGAAAAACTTCAACGAAATTAGAAAATGTTTTATATAGAATTCTAAAAAATATTAAATATTCGCATGATGGATATATCTCAAAATAATATAGCTTTTCTAGAAAAGAAGACAAAAAGTATCAGAAATCAAGTCCTAGATACGATTTTCTATGCTAAAAAAGGTCATATAGGTGGTAGTCTTTCTTGTGTAGATGTATTAACGGTTCTTTATTACAGCGGAATTATGAAATTTAATTCTATCAATCCAAACTGGGAAGATAGGGATAGATTTATTCTAAGCAAAGGACATGCAGCAGTGACTCTTTATGTGATTTTAGCGGATCTTGGATTTTTCAGTCAAGAAGAGTTAATGAATTATCGAGATAGGAAAGGTCTATTACTTAGTCATCCGCATAGAAGAGTTCCAGGCATAGAAGCGGATACTGGTTCTCTTGGACATGGTCTCGGTATTGCTACGGGTATTGCATTAAGCGCGAAATTAGATAGTAAAGATTTTTTAACATTTGTGTTACTTGGTGATGGAGAATGTTGTGAAGGTTCTGTTTGGGAAGCAATACTTTTCGCTGCGCATCATAAACTTGATAATCTTGTTGCGATCATTGACAAGAATGATTTTTGCGCAACAGATTCAATTGAAAATTGCGTAAGTTTATTACCCTTAAATAAGAAGTTACGATCATTTAATTGGGATGTTTTGTCAGTAGATGGAAATTCCATTAAAAATATCCTTTCTGTTTTTAAAAATATTAAAAAGAAAAGAAATAAACCATTGATAATAATCGCGCAAACTATAAAGGGTAAAGGTATTTCATTTATGCAAAATTTTGCTGAATGGCACCACAAAGTACCTAATGAAGCAGAGTATAAACTTGCGAAAGAAGAGTTGAAATGAATATAGATATGCGGGATGCTTTTTTTGATGAATTATATAGCATTGCATGTAAAGATAAGCAAGTTATGCTTTTAACAGCTGATATGGGGGCGCGCAGTATTGATAAATTCAGGAAAGATTTTCCAACACAATTTATTAATATGGGAATATCAGAGCAAAACATGATCAGTGTAGCCGTTGGTTTAGCATTAAGCGGTAAAAAAGTTTTCGTATATAGTATTATCCCGTTTGTTACATATCGTTGTTATGAACAAATAAAAATCGATATTTGTGGGATGAATTTGCCTGTAACTATAATCGGTATTGGTGCTGGTTTTTCTTATGCAGGTGAGGGTCCCACACATTACGGAACACAAGATATTGCTTTGATGCGGACATTACCACAAATAAAAATATTAAATTCTTCAGATGGTATTTCGGCAAAAAAGTTTGCTGAGATTTCATATAAATCAAATGGGCCCATTTATGTCAGAATTGATAAAGAAAAAGTAGACAGTATTCATTCTGAAGATGAAGATTTTTCAAGAGGCTTTAGTATTTTTCGTGAAGGTAAAGATATTCTACTAATTACTACGGGAATTATGCTTGAGAAAATATTAGAAATCGCCGATCGAATTCAACAATATTCGATACGAGCAACTATTATCGATTTGTATCAAATTAAACCGATCAATAAGCAACTTTTAGAGATAATCGGCAAATCGAGAGAGACTATAGTAATTGAAGAAAACAACCTTTCTGGTGGCATAGGGAGTGCTATCTCTGAGGCATTAAATGATGAAAATCGTAATGTTCGTATTAAGAGATTTGCGATAGCAGATGTAGATTGTCTCGAAACGGGGAGTCGTGAAAATCTTCATCAATTTTTCGGAATCGATATCGATACAATTGTAGATAAAATTATGTCATGGAACTAAATCTTAAAAATAAAATTGCTTTAGTCACCGGTAGTACTCATGGCATCGGTCGAAGTATAGCTTTATCTTTAGCAGATGAGAAATGTAATGTTGCTATTTGTTCTAGAGATAAGAAAAAGATTAATGAAACTCTTGAACAATTAAAAAAACGAAATATTGATCGTCTTGGTATTCAGGCTGATGTGATGGATAAGATTGATATTGAAAGAGTCATGAATCAAATTATAGATAAATGGGGCACAATTCATATCTTAATAAATTCCGTGGGAGGCGGCGGGCGTTGGGGTAGTGATATAATCGAAGAGACAGAAGAGAAAGTATTTTCTGAAGTGTATTGTAAAAACGCTATGGCTGCGGTACGTTTCACAATGCTTGCGATACCTTTCATGCGTAAACAGAAATGGGGCAGAATAGTTACTATCACTTCTATTTATGGAAAAGAAGCTGGTGGCAGACCTTGGTATGCGATAGCAAAAACAGCTGAAACAGCATTTATGAAATCGCTTTCAATTAAACATTATTTGTCTAAAGATAATATTACTTTCAACTCTGTTGCACCTGGTGCGATTATGATACCCGATACGGGTTGGGAGATTGCTTCTAGAGAAAAACCTAAAGAGACAGAAGAGTTTTTAAAAAAAGAAATCCCCGCTGAACGTTTTGGCAGACCAGAAGAAATTGCAAATCTTGTCACGTTTCTTTGTTCAGAAAATGCTGCTTATATTAACGGTGCTTCTATAACCATAGATGGTGGTCAAAGCAGAGCACTATGAACAATGTTTTATTAATCTATCCAAAGACTGGAATCGATCTTGGTGCGACTGTCGCACCACCTCATGCACTGCTAACAATAGCAGCACCATTAAAAGATGAATATAGAGTGAGAATTTTAGATCAGAGAGTGGATTCAAATTTTCAAACAAATCTAAATGAAGAACTAAAAAAAAATCCAATCTGTATCGGCATTTCAACAATGACAGGAACTCAGATTTCTTATGCTTTACAGATAGCACGAATGATTCGAAAATATAATGATAAAAGTCCATTAATTTGGGGTGGCGCCCATCCTTCTAGTGTTCCAGAACAAACAGCAGAAAATGAATTTGTCGATATTGTTTGTGTCGGAGAAGGAGATATAACTTTTAAAGAATTAGTGAAAGCATTAGAAAGAAATGAATCTCTAGAGAAGATCAAAGGTATAGTATTTAAAGATGGTTCTGAGATAAGAAAAACAGAAGAAAGATTATTGCTTGATGTTGAAGAACTTCTAGAAACACCGTGGGAACTTATCGATACGGAAAAATATATCCATAGAGATTTTTATATGCGGGGCACCCATCGTTCTCTTGATATTGGTCAAACAAGCCGGGGTTGTCCTTTTCAATGCGGATTTTGTTCGAGTGCTACATTGCGTAAAAGAAAATGGCGAGCAATGTCGGTCGAAAAATCACTTAATAGAATAATTGAACCAGTTAAGCGCTTCAATCTTGATAGCATCTGGATCAGAGATGATGAGTTTTATATTAATAAAAATAGGGCTTATAGAATTTGTGAAGGTATCGTTAAATCTGAACTCAATATAAAATGGTATACTTCAGGAACTCGTATTGATAGTTTTAATTCTTCAATGGATGAACAAATCAAGATGTTGAAGAGAAGTGGCGCAGATACTCTTAAACTTGGTGCAGAATCAGGTTCCAATCGAATTCTCGATCTTATGAAAAAAGGCATTCACAAAGAAGATACAATAGCTGCCAACTTAAAGATAAAAAAATACGATATAATACCGGTTTTTGCTTTAATGATAGGATTTCCAACAGAAACATTCGAAGATATTCATCAGACAATTGATCTTTATAATAAATTAAGAAAAGATAATCGTAAAGCTCAATTTGAGATAATAGGTACTTATTTAGCATTTCCCGCAACACCATTATGGAATTTTGCGTTAGAAAATGGTTTAAGGGCACCTCAGAAACTTCAAGAATGGCAGAATTGGCTTTCGGATGAATATGATCTTGATGGTCGAAAAATACCTTGGTTTAATAAATCTGATAGAAAAAAAATTGGCAATATAACATACACAAGTATTTTAGCAAATGGTATGCGAAATGCTATTTTCAGTGTAAGAAATATTTTCTTTCGTTCTTTTTTGAAATTAATATTTATACCGATAAGTTGTCTGGAGCGGTTTAAATTAAAATATAAATTGTATTCATTTGCACCAGAACTCGATATCGCAAGATATCTTAGGAGAAAGATATTCTACAACAAAAGAAAATTTTTATGAAAGTTTCAATTATTATTTTTACTAAAAATGAAATTGATGGTATTAAAATTATTATGCCACAAATAAAAAAAGAATGGTATGATGAACTCCTTATAGCTGATGGAGATTCAACCGATGGCACTATTGAATATCTTAAAGAAAATAATTATAATTATTTTATTCAAAAAGATAAAGGAATGACAGCAGCATTTAAAGAGGCTTTATTAAAAACTACTGGTGATATAGTTATTATGTTTGCACCCGATGGTAATTCTTTACCAGAAACAATACCTGAATTAAGTAACATAGTAAAGAATGGTAATGATATAGCAATTGGTTCGCGTTATTTCCAAGGTGCCAAAAGCCTTGATGACGATATTATTACTAGATTTGGTAATTGGATGTTTACTTCCTTATTTAATTTCTTTTTTGAAACAAAATTTACGGATGTTTTAAACATGTACCGTGCTTATAGAAGAGATTGGCTGATAAAAAATTTTATGAAATCAAATAGTTTAGCTTGGGGTTCTTATTTTTTAGCTAAAGCAGTAAGAGAAAATTTAAAAATAATTGAGATTTTGAGTAAAGAACCGAAACGTATTGGCGGGAAAAGAAAAATGAGTCCTTTAGTTAATGGTTTTAGTGAACTTTGTATGATTTTGAAAGAAGGGTTTAAAAATTGAGTATTCTTATATGTGGCGCTTCCGGTTTTATTGGTAGAAATATCTATGAACATTTTCAAAAACAGCATGATGTTTTTGGTACATATTTTCGTTCGAAGCCATTTAACCGAGAGCTTATAAAAGCTAATTTAACGAATAAAATTGAAGTTGATAAGATTATAAAAGACAAAAATATCATCATTCAAGCAGCCGCAACAACTTCTGGTGCAAAAGATATTCTTACTAAGCCGTATTATCATGTAACTGATAATGCGGTTATGAATTCATTGATTTTTAGATCAGCGTTCGAGAATAGAGTTTCTCATGTTATCTTTTTTAGTTGTTCTTCTATTTATCAGCAAAATGGAAAAAAACTTCTTGATGAGACAGATTTGAATTTGAATAAAGGACCGTTCCAATCTTATTTTGGGGTTGGTTGGACAAAAATCTATATAGAAAAGCTTTGTGAATTCTATTCAAGAATTAGCGATACAAAATATACCGTGATCAGACATTCAAATATTTACGGACCGTATGATAAATTTGATCTTGAAAGATCCCATGTTTTCGGCGCGACAGTTACAAAAGTTATGACTGCTAAGGATAAAATAATTGTCTGGGGCGATGGTGAAGAGAAACGAGATCTTTTATATGTTTCTGATCTCGTTGATTTCGTTAATCTTATATTAAAAAAACAAAAAAGTAAATTTGAAATCTATAACATCGGTTATGGTAGTTCAATTTCAATTAATGAGTTAGTAAAAAAAGTAATGTCTCATGCTAAAAAGAATTTGAAAATAGAGTTTAATTTATCAAAACCAACAATCAAAACAAATATTTGTATTGATACATTTAAGGCAAATCAACTTGGTTGGTTGAGAAAAGTGACTTTCGATCAAGGCATCGAAAAAACTATTAAGTGGGGGAATGAGAATTCCATTTGGAACAATTACGATTACCGATAAAAGTAAAGTTTTAGTTAATGAAATTCTTAATTCGAAACGGCTTTCTAACGGTAAATATGTTCGAGAATTTGAAGAAAGATTTGCACAACTTATCGGTGTTAACAATGCAGTTGCTGTAAGTAGTGGTACTGACGCTTTAGTTTTAGCTCTCGCGACTCTTTATGAAGATAAGAAAGTAAAGAGAGGCGATGAGATTATAGTTCCTGCATTATCATTTGTAGCAACAGGAAATGCAGTTCTACATGCGGGTTTCACACCTATCTTTGTTGATGTTGATAAGAAGACACTGAATATAGATATAGAGAAGATAGAAAAAAAAAAGATTACAGAGAAGACAAGAGCGATTCTTGCTGTACATCTAATGGGCAAACCCGCTGATATGGATTCAATAAATAAACTCGCAATGAAATATAATCTTATTGTGATAGAGGATGCTGCCGAAGCTCATGGTGCTATGTATTACAATAAGAAAGTAGGCACTCTTGGAGATATTTCAGCGTTCTCTTTATATGTAGCGCATATTATTTCAACAATAGAAGGTGGTATTATACTGACAAAAAACGAAAAAACTGCTGAGGTTTTAAGATCTCTCAGAGCGCATGGTAGAGCTTGTAAATGTCAAACATGTATTTTGAATGTTGCATCAAAAAGTTGTGAAAAACGATTTCTTTATGGTACAGATATCAGATTTATAACTGAACGTATTGGCTATTCATCAAAAATGAATGAACTTGAAGCTGCAATAGGTCTTGGTAATTTAGATCTTTATGAAGAAATATTAAAGAAAAGAAGAAATAATTTGATGTTTCTTTTAAATGGTATAAAAAAGTTTGATGATTGTTTATACAGTATTGAAGAAGAATCGTATGAAAAAATAGGGCCACATGCATTACCCATAATTTTGAAAGAAAACGCTTATTTTTTAAGAGATGATCTAGCGAAATATTTAAACCATAATGAGATTGATACAAGAAATCTTTTTTCGTCAATACCTACTCAGTGTGATGGTTATGAATTTTTAGGATATCATCTTGGAGATTTTCCAAACGCAGAATATATAGGTAATAACGCTATTCATATTGGTGTGCATCAAGATTTGAAAATATCTGATTGTGAATATATTCTTGATACTTTAAAGAATTTTTTAAAAAAATGAAGATAGAAAAGACTTTGTTAGAGAATGTACTCTTGATAAAACCAGATATCTTTGAGGATCATCGCGGACAATTCATAGAGATTTATAATAAAAAAGAATTCAAAAAAAATGGTATCGATACTGATTTTGTTCAAGATGATATTTCAACAGCTGCAAAAAATATATTAAAGGGAATCCACGGCGACTTTGTGACAAAAAAATTTATTTCTTGTCTTTATGGAAAACTATATTTCGTTATTTTAGACTATAGAAAAGAATCAAAATCATTTGGTGCATGGCAATCATTTATTCTTTCAGATAGAAATAGACATCAGATTTTAATACCACCGGGATTTGGAAACGGTTTTCTTTCTTTAGAAGATAATTCAATTTTTTCATATAAACAGTCGACTTATTATGATCGCTCTAAGCAATTTACTGTGAAATGGGATGATGAGCGTTTTAATATTTTTTGGCCGTGTGATAAGCCAATTTTATCTTTAAGAGACTCATGATAATAGTAAGATCACCTTTTCGCATTAGTTTTGCGGGTGGCGGGACGGATTATCCTTCTTGGTATGAGAATAATGAAGGTCTTGTTTTTAATGCGACAATAGACAAATATTGTTATTTATTCTGTAGATTTTTGCCGGCTTTTTTCAAATACAGATTTAGAATAAGATATTCAAGAAAGGAAGAAGTGAATGAAGTTAATCAAATTAGACATCCAACAGTTAGAGGCTGTCTTGAATTCTTGAAAATAGATAAAGGCATTGAATTAGTTCATACTTCTGATCTACCAGCTCGTTCGGGTATAGGCTCAAGTTCGTCGTTCACAGTTGGATTTTTAAAAGCACTTTATGCCCTTAAAGGCGAAATAATCACAAAGCATGAGCTTGCTTTAAGAGCAATTCACATTGAACAAGCTCTTCTTCAAGAGAATATAGGCGCTCAAGATCAAACTTCCGCTTCATATGGAGGATTAAACAGAATTGAATTTAATAAGACAGAGATTATTAGACCAGAACCTGTCATCTTATCTATAGAAGAAAAGAATCTTTTTCAATCTCATCTTTGTCTTTTTTTTACAGGGCTTTATCGTAATTCTTCAGAAGTAGCGGGCACTTATGTGAAAAAACTCTATACAAAAAATAAAGAAAAAATGAGAGATCTTAAAGACATGGTAGATGAATCTATCGATCTAGTGCATAAAAGAAAATTTAAGGCTTTTGGAGAGTTGCTCAATGAATCATGGCAAATAAAAAAATCTTTATCGAAGACAATTACAAATAATAAAATCAATTCAATATACGAAAAAGCAAAGCATTTCGGAGCCTATGGCGGAAAACTTTTAGGAGCAGGCGGTGGTGGCTTCTTTTTGCTTTGTGCACCACCCGAGAAGCATAATCTTTTAAGAGAAAAATTAAAATTAATATGCGTGCCTGTTGTCTTTGAAAACAACGGTTGTCAAATTCTTTTTCATAATGAATGATATTTTCATATATTATTTCTATTTATTGAAACATAAAATATTAGTATTTTTTAATCTGAGTAAAGTTATTCTGGAGCTTTCTAAAAGAGCTCTGTGCCACGATAATTCGAAGTTTAGATTTTCAGAAACTAAAGGAATGATTCCTTTGATGAGACAAATTTGTTTTATTCAATATGGTACTTTAGAATATGAAAACTATTTAGAAGATAGCAAAGAAACTATTCAATTACATTTTCTTAAAAATGATCATCATCCTGAGCATTTTAAAAATTACAAAGACATGTCGTTACTCGCTTTAATAGAGATGCTCGTAGATTGGAAAGCCTCTATAAAAAAACAACCTAACGGAAGCATAGAAAAAAGCTTTGAAATTGCGCGAGAAAGATACAAAATGAGTGATGAAATATTTCATTTTTTGAAAACATTGATCTGAAAGGATGAAAATATGAAAATTCTGGTAACTGGTAGCGCGGGTTTCATGGGTTCGCATATCGCCGATGAATTAACTAGATGGGGATTTGATTTGCTCGGAATCGATAATCTCAGCGGTGGATTTTTACGCAATACTCAAAATCATAAATTTGCAATGTTAGATTTAAGAGATAGACATGCGACAGAGAAACTGGTTTCACAATTTAAGCCTAATATCTTATTTGCGTTAGCCGCAAATGCAAGAGAATGTGCGTCATTTTTTCAACCAATAGATGTGACTGAAGCAAATCTTTATGCATATATTAATGTATTGGAACCTTGTATTAAATATGGACTAAAAAAAGTGGTTTATTTTTCAAGTATGAGCCGCTATGGTGATCAAAAAGCACCGTTCGGTGAAGATTATCCTACTAAACCAATAGATGTGTACGCATCTAATAAAGTTGCTGCAGAAGAAATTACAAAACAACTTGCAGGTGCTCATAATTTTGATTGGACGATAGTGATCCCAAGAAATGTTTTTGGCGAACGTCAAAGTTTAAAAGATCGTTTTAGAAATTTTATAGGAATTACTATCAATCATATTTTAAGAAATGAAGATGTCGTAATTTATGGAGATGGTCTTCAGGTTCGATCTTTTTCATATATTAAAAATAGTTTAAACTGTTATGTGCAATGTTTAGAAGAAAAAACTAATAACGAAATTATAAATATTGGCGGTTTAGTGACTAAAACTATAAATGAGGTTGCTGAAATAATCATTTCTAATTTTCCAGAATACAAAGGTAAAATTATTCATCTCCACGATAGATATGGCGAAGTGAAATACGCATGGGCAACCTTTAAGAAATCGATTGATTTGCTTGGCTATAAAGAGAACTATTCTTTAGAAGAGGGCACTAAGTCTATGTGCGATTGGGCTCGAACGATAGGTCCTCAAAATTGGACAGAAGATAAACTTTCATTAATCAACGATAAAGTTCCTATTACATGGAAATAAAAAAGATTTAAAATTATGGAAAAATACTTATTATCTATAAATAAATTAAAATTAATAATTTGTTCGGGTTACTTTGATTGCATGCACGACGGACATCTTAACTATCTCAACTCAGCGAAGAAACTCGGTGATTTACTTTTTGTTATAGTAAACAACGATATCCAAGCAAAAATGAAGAAAGGTTTTTCTTTAATTCCTGAAGACACGCGCGTTAATATTCTTCGCAATTTAAAAGCAGTCGACTTCGCTATAAAAGCTATAGATAAAGATCGTTCTGTAAATAAAAGTCTTGAAATAATTCATTCTACCTTCTATAAAATTGCAAATATCATATTTATAAATGGGGGTAATGTAACTATCGATAATCTACTTGAGAAAGATATCTGTCAAAAATTGAATATAAATATGATTTTCAATGTTGGCGGTAAAAAAATCCAATCTAGCAGTAAGTTTCTGCTTGATTATAGAAAGAAATTATGAAGGGTGTCATTTTAGCTGGTGGTTTGAGTAATAGACTCTATCCCTTAACGAAAATAAACAATAAGCATTTACTGCCGATTTACAACAAACCTATGATTTTTTATCCTTTAGAAACTCTCATAGGTGCAGGCATCACTGAAATATTGATGGTTACTGGTGGGCAACATGCTGGTGAATTTTTAAGACTTCTTGGTGATGGTTCTTATTTTGGACTCAAAGAGCTTCATTATACTTATCAAGAAGGAGAAAAAGGCATTGCGGATGCTTTGAGATTAGCAGAACATTTCGCTGGCAACGAAAAGATTGTAGTTATTTTGGGAGATAACATCATTGAAAAGAGCATAAAAAAATACGTGAATTTTTTTCAACAGCAAAAAATCGGCGCTAAGTTACTTTTGAAAGAAGTAGACGCGCCTAATCGTTTTGGAGTTGCGGAGATAAAAAACGAAAAAATCGTTTCTATAATTGAGAAACCAAAATTTCCAAAATCTAATTATGTAGTAACAGGAATTTATATGTACGATCAGCAAGTCTTTGATATTATTAAATCTTTAAAGCCTTCAGCCAGAAATGAACTTGAAATAACAGATGTCAATAATACATATATTAAAAAAAATCAACTTACTTATGATATCCTTGATGGTTGGTGGACTGATGCAGGAACTTTTGATTCATTATTGAAGGCGAATAATTTAATTTCGGAAAGAGAAAGATGAGAATTTTAGTCACTGGAGTTCTTGGTTTTATTGGTTCTCACTTTGTAAAATATACTCTTGAGAATAAACCTGAAGTCTACATAATTGGTTTTTCGCGAAATTCTTCTCAAAAGAATCTGCTTAGGCTTGAGGGTTATCTTAAAAACAAAAATTTTGAACTTATCTTTGGAGATTTAACTGAAGATATTTCTGGTCTTCTTGAGAATATAGATATTGTTATCAATTTTGCTGCTAAGACTTTTGTCGATCATAGTATTAAAGATCCAAAACCATTCATAAAATCAAATATATTTGGTACATATGATCTTTTAGAACAGGCAAGAAAATACAAGACATCATTATTTATTCAAATCAGTACCGATGAGGTTTACGGTGCAATTTTAGAAGGCTCATATAAAGAAGATTCAAGATTAAATCCAACAAATATTTATGCTGCTACTAAGGCTGCTGCTGACTGTTTGGTTATGTCTTATGGCAATACATATAAACTTCCCTATATTATTACTCGAACGGAAAATAATTTTGGATCATTTCAGCATCCTCAAAAAGTATTCCCTACTTTTGTGAGGAAAGCTTTGTTAAATGGAAAACTTCCAATTTACGGAGATGGTTTACATACTAGACAATGGCTTAGAGTTGAAGATCACTGTTCGGGAATTTGGCATTTAATCGAAAACAATGCACGAGGTATCTATCATATAGCTGGAGAACAAGAACTTCAGAATCTAGAACTCGCAAAACGAATTTTGAGAATTTTAGATAAATCCGAAGATTTGATAGAATTCATACCCGATTTTGATATACGACCTGGACATGATAGAAGATATGCTTTAGATTGCAGTAAACTTCGTTCTTTAGGATGGCAACCAAAATATAATCTTGAGAATGGTATCAGAGAAGTCGTCGAATGGTACGCAAAAAATCAATGGTGGCTAAGTTAATTTAAAGATGAATATATTAATAACCGGAATTTCTGGGCAAGATGGTTCTTATATGGCAGAATTACTTTTAGACAAAGGCTATAATGTCTATGGTTTAGTTCGTAGACAAAGTGTTGAGAATTTCAGCAATATAAATCATATTCTAGATAGAGTCAAATTAATTTATGGTGATTTATCGGATCAATCTTCGTTGATAAATGCGATAAACATAGCACAACCAGATGAGATATATCATTTTGGTGCAATGTCTTTTGTAGGCATGTCTTGGGATCAACCGGAGTTAACAGCCAACATAACAGGAATCGGGTCACTTAGAATTTTGGAGGCTATTAGAAAGACAAATGTTAAGACAAAATTTGTGCAAGCTGCAAGTTCTGAACAATATGGAAAAGTATTAGTTTCACCTCAAAATGAAGAAAGTTCTTTTAATCCTGTGAGCCCCTATGGTGTCTCGAAAACATTTGCATACTTCTTGACCCGAACTTATAGGTTTAGTTATAACATGTTTGCAGCAAATGCAATAAGTTTCAATCATGAGAGTCCCCGCCGTGGAAAAGAATTTGTTACACGCAAGATAAGTCTTGGTGTTGCTAAGATTAAACTTGGTTTAGCGAATAAGATCTCACTCGGGAATTTAGAAGCCAAGCGTGATTGGTCTCATTCCAAAGATATAATAAATGGCATTTATCTCATAATGCAACATAACGAACCAGATGACTTTGTGCTATGTTCTGGCGAAACGCATTCAGTTAAGGAGTTTATAGAAGAAGCATTTAGAGTCGCTAATATTCCAGATTGGCAAAAATACATAGAAATTGATCAGCGATTCATAAGACCAGCAGAAGTAAACTTACTGCAGGGAGATTACTCTAAAGCAAAACGCATCTTGAACTGGCAACCTAAGATATCATTCAAAGAATTAGTCAGAGAGATGGTAGAATCAGATATTAAATTACTTGAAAAAACGCTACAAAGATGATATACTATATGCATACAAACAAAAACTATAGATTGATAGTTGGAACGAATCTGTCATGAGCAAGTATGTCTGTTCATGCAGAGTTCTATTTGCAGATCGTAAAGATAGATTTGATGTAGAATGTAGAAATAAGGGTCATACTCTTTTTGAGATAGCTGATGAGATCTATGTTTTTATCTACGATCTCAAGGAGGAAAACTCTATCTTAAAGAATCGCATAAATAAGCGTAATAAGAGAATAGTTAATTATAAAAATAAAATCTCGAAACTTGAAATAGAGCTTCGAGTACTCAGAGCTTAATTAGCTCTCGCCGCTTACGCGGCACGTCCATTTATTTAGGACATGCCCTTCTTTGGGCAACTTCTTTAATTTCAAGAAGTTACTTAAGGAAGGGCGTTTTTTTATATAGATGAAGAATAGACTAAAAATGTATGGTTTCTTTAATAAAAAGGAGGACGAAATGACACTCGAAAGTCTAGTTGAGAAATTAAAGGCAGCTGATGGGTTTATGCTTAATGTATCTATTTTAAAGAATGATTCACTCGAACATTCTATAATCACGGAGAATTTCAGAAAAATCGATATGATACCATC